GTACTATACTCTGCTCAAAGCCGTCTATTCGCTTAAAATTAGGGTACAAGGGTATTTCTACTAATTTCTTTTTTTCTTGCTTTACATTAGCCCAATTAGGGTGTAGGAATACGCTCTCACCGTTCTTGCTTAATCTCGCTTGTGTATAGTCTTGATGGAATAGATTAATAAACCCCTGCCCTTTGACTATTTTTAGATAAGCGTTGCCAGAACTCAACTCATCAAATACTAACTTTTGGAATACTTGCTTTAGAGTTTCTCCCCTGTTGTTAGCTTGTAAAAAGAAACTGTTTGTAGAATCGCTATCTGAAATAAATCCTTTTCCCGTTATGTATATTTTCTTGTAGTTTACTATCCCTCTGTGGATAGGGCTTCTCCTTGTGATACTTGCTACGCCTTGCGGGAATAGGTTATCATTACCAAAAGGAATCCACGCATTGTTACTACCGAAAGTCTTTTTAAATCCCTCTGTGGGTTCTAGGTGGGAATTTAGAATCGTTGACTTTACCCGTTGGACTTTAGGTCTGCCCTTTGGGTTACCTGTTTGCCCCTTCTTAAATTGTCCTTTATTCACCTGTTAATTGCCTGTTAATTTTTCAAAGATAGCAAAAAAAAGGGGGCTAAATTGCCCCCCTCTTTCGCTTTCGGGATTACGCTTTGGAAATTCCTCGAACTCCCAACTCGTATAGCTTTGCCAGTTCTTTCTGTGTAGCTTCTTTAAGGACATATTTTTTGTCCGCCCAAACCTCACAATTCTGGTAAGCCTTTTCGACTTTATACTTGCCGTCCATTATACTGGAACTGTGCCTGTGAATACTCTGGCTTTCTCGCCGTCTACGCTTGAAAGCATAACTATCGAAGCATTAGAATCGGTAAACGCCTTTCCTGTTGCTGATGTATCACTTGCAATTCGCATTGGTCTTTCCAATAGTGCTACTTCCGAGTAACCACTTGTCCATTGGTTGCCGTTGCCATCTTTAACAATTGCAATTAGACCACATGGAGAAGCATCCATAATTTCTTGGATGGCTGCTCTGGAAGCTGAAGTCATTTTTGTTATCTGAAATTCTACCTCATGAGTTGCTGAAACTGCACCCGTATCGCTACGCTCTACATTCTCTCTATACTCTGCGGTGTCTTGCTCGAACTCGAACTTGTAAAATACCTTAGTAGCTACCATTGTGACGGCTGTGTAATCTTCACCTGTTAAAGTGAATGAAGTAACGTCATCAACATTAGCCAAATGTACTTCTAAAAGTCCACCCGAACTGCTCTCGCATACTTTGCTGAAACCTGCTGTTAGTGTCATAATTATTTATGTATTAAAAGGGGGCTTTTACACCCCCTTATGATTATGCTGAAATATTTGTTACTGCCAACTCGTCATTCTTGTACTGTGTACCGATTGCATAAGTTGCTCGGAAACGGTTAAGAATCAAATCTGGGTTGTACCAGAAATTAGCTGTTGCTTCTCCACCTAAGTCTGTTCCTATTGCTACGTTCTTTGGAACGTGTAGAACAATTCTGTGTGGGTCTGTTGCTAGTGAATCTGCTGAGATGTGAGTATCCCACTCTCTATGAACGATAATTGGGTAACCATCGTAAGAAAGCATGTCTTCACCATCTCGTAGAACACCGTCTGCAATTTCTGTTCCTGTGCTTCTCAATGTAGCACGATAATTGTCTGCATAACTTCCAGAAATTTCAAGTACTGCTTGTCCTTTCAATTCTCGCAACTCGTCTGGACTTGCATCAATAGCTGCTTGCATCTGTGCTGTTGCTGCATCTGCTGCTAGTGCTCCAACTGGTCCAACAATTTGCTGTCCTGCGGGTAAACTTGTGTAGTTCTTGAAGATTCCGTTGTAAATATCGTAATCTGCTGAACCACTTGCAGTATCATTGAACCAAAGTTGGCGTGAATTATCACGCTTTAAACCTTTGCCCATTATCTCTGCAATGATTTCTTGAAGCATTGTGCCATCAAGATTATCAATGTCGTTACCTGCTGCTAACCAGTCTCCAACAATGGTGTTGTAGAATGTGTTTGCTTCTTGCTCAACTTCTGCTTTAACTCTGCTCATAACGATTTCACGCTGAGTAAGTGTAGAACCTGTTGAACCTGTAAAACCCGAAGCATACGCTTTGGTGATTTTCTCTAAACTCGCGAATTTCTGTAGTTTGAAACTCGACTTAACATTAAGCATTACATCAAATCTGCTTATGTCTTGGTCGCCTAGGAACATTGGCTGCAAGAAGTATTTGTTTACATCTTCTCGGCTATACGTCAAGGCGGTGGTGATTACATCTGCCATCTTTTCTCTTTTTTAAAATTTGGATAAAGTGTTTTTTAATTTGTTTGCTGCCTTATCCCAATCGCTTACAGGCTTGTTTTCAAGTTCTGCACTGATTTCGGGGTCAGCTTCTGGTGTTACCTCTACTGGGTTTGCTTTGCTTCGCTCCAACTCGGCTTTCAACTCTGCAATTTCCTTGATTAAGGTTTCATTATTAACTACTTCCGTAGCTGCTTGGACTACTTCCTCTTTCACCTCTGGGGTGTCGGATTTAGTAACCAAATTGGTAACACCCGTCAAGATTTTATCGAGGGTGCTAGGTTCATGGTTTTCTTCCATCTTAATTTCGATTTGATTTGTGATTCTTTCGGGTACTTGTGGCAACCCTGCTTCCATTAATTCTTTATTTGATACGCTTGCCGCTGCTTTTAAAGGCTTGGTAATTGAATCTACAAAGCCGTATTCCTTTGCGGTTTCAGCACTTAGCCATTCCTCTTGAGCCATTAGGTTTTTAAGAGAATCTTTACGCATACCAGTTTTGCCCTTGTATATTGATACTAGCTTGTCATCGAATTTGTCTAACTCGGTTGCTGTGTCTCGTAATTCTTTGGCGTTTCCAACTACACCTGTCCAAGTGTTGTGTATTAGAAAAAAATTGTTTTCGCTTATCTCCACTTCATCTGCACCCATTGCAATTACCGTTCCCGCACTTGCAGTCCATCCGATAATCTTAGCAGTAACCTTCGCAGGGTGAGTAGCGAGAAGGTCATGGATAGCAAAACCATCACTAACACTACCACCCAAACTATCAATATTGACTTGGATATGTGGAGTAGTAATTGCATCAACTTCATTCTTAACGCTCGCAAGGGTGTTGCCCTCTCCGAACCAATCTTCACCAATAGAGCCAATTATATTGACTTCTGTGGTGTCCTCTGTTACGTTGAAAACTATCATAGCTGACAAAATTGCCAACTAATCAACTCTAATCTGTTCTAAGAATCTATACTATTTTATCGTGATTAACGAAACCCCTACCCCAAACACCTTTGGGGCAACGAAAATCTATTACCGAAGCCTTTAGAGTTATATTACACCCGCAGCCACCTTTCTTGCGTTGACATCTGCCTGTGTACTTTCCTTTCAAGTGAGATATAGGGCATTTCTTACAGGCTTTTAACCTTTCCTCTCGTATATCTTCATTCAGATTAAGAAGATAGCTTACACCGCCCCTAATAACGTCTATTATGGCTGTATGTGTTTATAGGTGTATATGATGTTGTTTACCGTTGGGAAACTTACATCGAACTCGGCTGCAATGTCTGCCTTAATCTGGAAACAACTTTCACCCCCTCGCTTCTTTAGCCTATCGTAATACTCATTTTTGATTAAGTAAAATTGTGCTTGTTTGGGGTTAATTATTCCACTCTCAAACATGAACTCAACCACTTGCGAGATATCACAACAATCGAACTTACTTTCTATCACGTCAATTATACCCGCTTCTAAGTCTGGTTTCAAAACTCTACTAATTCTGCGTTTATACTTACTTCATCTTGGGTTTCTGTTATATCTTCTTCCACTACAACTACCCTTTTATCGTTTACCCTTTCCGCTATGATTGCACCTACCCTTTCATCGCTCATGGCTGCTTGGTCTTGAATTACCCCTTGATTGAATGACCTGCTTGGTGGGGGTAAACTAATTCCCCTCTGTGCTTTAACTACTCCACCTTTTGCAAAGGCTACACCGCCCCCTGCTTGATTAATAGCACTCAACAAGCCCCCGTACATTTTGGTAGATTTCTTATTGATAATCGCTTCACCGCCCTCTGCTTCGTGAGGTACTCCACCTACTGCGAATTTAACGCCCCCATTAGCGTGTGAGTTGCCTTGTATCATTCCACCAGATGAAGCGGGTAAAACTCCACCTTTAGCGAACTGTTGACTTGCTATGATTGCGATTTGTGCTATTCCTACTGCTGCATTAATAGCTGCGAATATTGCACCCAAAATCGGGTTTCCTCCCGCAGCGGAAAAAGCACCGACAACTGCTAACGCTGTATTGATTGTGGCTTGTATAATTGCTAAAGTTTTCTGTTCCTCAAAGGCTTGTTTCCTTATTCGTCTTTCTTCTCTTTGGGCTTTAACATCTAAGGCGTGTTTCTTTTCTCGGTAATCGGTTTCACTTATTATGCCATCCCTCAACTGTTCTTCCAGTATAGTTTGTTCGGTGTTGGCTCGGTTTTGGGCTTGTCTTAATGCTTCTTGTGTTCGCCTTTGTTGGGCTTCCCTTTCTAACTGGAATAGTCCATCTGAAATAGTTTGAGCAAGTTGGAAAGCCCCCTCAATGGCTGCGTCTTCTCTTTCTTGTCTTAATACAGCTTCCTCTTGTTCTCTTTCTTTTATTCTTGCATTATGCTCCGCTTCCAGTTTTTCAACTGCTTTTTGATGGTCTTGAAGCGATATTAATTCGTCTGCTAACGCTTGGTCTAGCTGTTCTTTTTTGCGGTTTAGATTTCCTTTTAAATTGGCAAGTGTTTCTTGTAGTGCCTTTTTATCGGCTGCTATCTTGTTTTTCTCAAATATTGTTTGGTCTTTTATTTGCTGTGCAAGTATTTCGTTTTGCTGTTTGTAATAAAACTCTAACGCC